AAAAAGATTCGATAGAACAATTAATTTGGCAAATTGGTTTATTTCAGAAGAAAAAGGAAATGTTTTGGCAGATATATGTATAAAATCTCAATATGGTTCTAAGAGAGAATTTTATGTTATAAATGTTGGGGCAAAAGCATTGGCTAGATGTTGTGAAAATTTTTTTAAAAATTTGTGTAAAAATTCTCCAAATGAAGCAATTTCAATTCCTGGTGATATCAAATTAATTAAAATGCAAGAAATGTTAGATAATGCCTATTTTACCATGATGAATGAGAATAAAAAATTGAAATTTGTTAATGGTGATTGCACTAAATGGTCCGCAGCGGAAACAATGGCCTCCTTTATTTCAATGACCTTTGGATTTAAAGATGTAATTCCAACTGGGATGTTTAATTTAATAAAGACCACTTTTTGTTGCTGGGCAGATAAGGAGATTCAAATTCCAATTGAATTAATAAAAAAGAATATAAGAACAGATAAAACTGAATATTTAAAAAATTTAAAGGAAGGTAGGTTTAGAAGTACTCATAATTTTTTACAAGGAATGTTTAATTATGCCTCTTCTTATAAAGCAGTTTGTTGTGCAAATTATACATATCATGTTTGGAAAATAATATATCCTCAATCTGAACTAAAATTATTTCACATGGAACATTCCGATGACTATTTACTGATTGTGTTATATGATAATGAATTAGAATTTGAGAAATTTAGAGTTTTACACAAAATAATGATGAAATTGCATGGTTATAATGATAGTGATAGAAAAACAAGTTGTCAATCATTTCTTATGGAATTTGTTTCATTAATGTCCTATAATGGAATCATGTTATACCCACATATTAAAAAATCAAAGGAAGTTAATTTAAATTTACCTTGCACTGGTTATAGAACTGATATGGAGGCTGCTCTTTCTAGAATTGGTGAATGTATGAGAGTTGGTTGTAATCAGAGCTTTCTATATTTCATGCAGAAGTTACATGGTTTATGTGTTGCAGATGCCTATTCAATTTTACCATCAATGAGAAATAATTGTAATAGATCAATAGAGACTTTATATAAAACACCAATTGAATTATTTGGTTTATCAAATACCTTGCCTTTGTTTTCTCTATTTTGTAAGGGAAATGTTAATAACTATAGATTATATCATTATGGTTATGAAAATTGTAGAAAACAATTATTAGCCCTATACTTGATTGGAAAGACAGTTAATGATAAAACTGGTTATTCAGAGGAGAACGAGGAATATTCATACAGTTTATATAATCCTAGATATTATTATGAATATGATAGCCAGATTATCTATAATCTTAGAAATAATCTTGGTATTTCATCAGAGGATGTTGAAAATTTTTGGAAAGATCATATTTCATATAAGTTTATGAAACCAAAATATATTGATAGTATGATAAAATGGGTTAAATGTATGTTTTTCAATAGGTCATTCACTGAAGCATATACAAAAACTTCAAG